GTGCGGTTGATCCGCTCCAGCAGCGGAAGGAAGCGCCGGGTGGCCTTGGCGTTGACCACGAACTCCCCACGGGACGCGAGGATTGGGACGCGGTCCGACTTGGTCCCGCCGGGACCGTTGATCTTACCGCCGGAGGCGAACTTCGGGGCGTCCGGGAGCTTCGGCGCGCCGACCTTGACCGCGATCGCGTCCCAGACCTTCTTGAGCCCGCCCGTGTAGACAGTGTCGATCACCCACTTCACGGGCTTCTTCGCCGCGTCGCGGATCTTGTTCCACCACTTGCCGATATTCGACACGGCGGTCCTGAAGGCGGACGCCACCAGCTTCACGCCGGACCTGAACTTGTCGAACGCGGGACGGACGACTGTGTTCCAGACGGCGGAGATCACCTTTCCTACGCCCTGGAACGCGGGCTGGACGATCTTCTTCCACAGCCAGGTCACGACCGGGCCGATCACATTCCGGAGATAAGTCTTCCAGGCGGCGAAGATGATCTTCACGATCCCCCACGCCACCTTGACCGCGAAGGAGATCCCCTTCCAGGCCGGTTGGAAGATGTTCTTCCACAGCCAGTTCACGGCCGGGCCGACCGTCTTCTTCAGGCCGTAGACCAGCGCCGTGAACGCGATGCGGATGATCCCCCACGCCACCTTGACCGCGAAGGAGATCCCCTTCCAGGCCGGTTGGAAGACGTTCTTCCACAGCCACAGCACGGCGGGGATGACGACGCCCGTGATCACGGACTTGATCCCGTCGAACACCGGCTTCAAGACGTTCGACCACGCCCACTTGGCGGCCGTGACGATCCCCTGCCACGCTGCTTGCACAATTTTGCGGAATGTTTCGGACTTGTTGTAGGCGAGCACGACCGCCGCCACGAGCGCGGTAAGCGCCGTGACCACGATCCCAATCGGGTTAGCCCGGAGCGCCGCGTTGAACAGCCACACCGCCCCGGAGGCGATCTTGCTCCCGGCCGCCGCGACCTTCAGGGCCGTGCTGTAGAGGGCGAGCGCGCCGGTCACCAGCTTGACCGACACGGCGAGCCCGGCGAGCACCGCCCCGGCCGCCACGATGCCCTTCGGGGTCACCCCGATCTTGCCAAGCCAGTTGATCAGACCTTCGATCTTGGGAATGACCTCGTTTCCGATCACGCCCACGAACGTGGTCACCAGCGTCCGCTTGAACTTTTCGATCTTCGCGGAAGCGCTCTCGGTCAGCGCATTCCCGGCCTTCTCCGCTGCCCCGGCGACCGCTCCCAGACCTTTTTCCGCCGTGTCCAGGTCCAGCGCGTACAACGCTTGACCCATGTCTTCGGCCTTGGTCCCGAACAGCTCCACGGCGACCGCGTTCCGCTTGACCGGGTCTTCGATCGCCCGGAGCTTGTCTAGGACCANGTCGAACGCTTTCGCAGCGCGCGGGCCACCGGCTCCGAGGTCGGAGATCACCTTGTCCGCGTCCACGCCCAGGCTGTTGAGACCCTTCCGGATCTTGTCTGACCCGGCCACGGCCTCAATTGAGAATTCCTTGATCGTGTCCGCAACGAGGTCGGCGTTCCGGGCACCGGCCTGGAGGCCTTGGGTGATCAGCCCCATGGCCTGCTTGCCGGAGAGTCCCATGTTCTGGAACTGGACCGCGTATTCCTCGAAGGTGTCCAGGAGATCGGACGCGCGGTTACCGCCAAGCTGGGCACCCCGGACGATGATGTCGAACGCTTCGTCGGCGCTCTTGGCGAGCCCGGTCCGGAGAATGTTGGTCACACCTGCCGTGACCCGGCCCACGTCTTCGTCAAGGACCTGACCGACTGTCAAAGCCTGTTTCGCCATGCGCTCCAGCGTCCCGGACGACGCGTCGCGCATCCCGTCCATGTTCTGGACCACGGCGGTAAGCGCGGCGTTCACGTCGTCCATGGACTCGCCGAAACCCTGAGAGAAGACCTTGCCCGCGACCGCGCCGATCTTCGCGGAGTCCTTCTCCGTGAGCCCAAGCTGTGCCTGGAGCTTGGCCCGGCCCTTGCTCGCGTCCATCGCGCCTACGAGACCGGCCCCGAAGGCGACTCCGGCGGCAACGCCAACCTTGTTCGCGACCTCGTTGAACTTGCCAAGACGGTTCTGGAGCTTTGAGATCTTCTTCTCTGCCTGCCCCAGGGTCTCGGAGCCGGAGACCTTCAGAAGAAGGTTCAGTGCAAGCGTGCGTGCCACGGGGGACTCCTACGAACCGCTGACGCCGTACAGGGGCATGAACGTGGTCGCCGTCCCGGCGGAGGTCGGGTCGAACGAGGCGGGAACGCCGGTCTGACCGGACAGGTAGAAGGCGCGCCGGTTGCCGCCGGTCGGCCCGGAGACGAACCACGGCGCGTCCCCGTCGTTGGTGCCGGTGGGGAAGCAGATGCCGGGGGAGGTGCCGAAGCCCCGGGCGATCGCGGAGACGTAGACGAACCTGCCGGTCTGCTGTGCCGGGATCGGGCCGCCGGACAACAGGTCCCCGCGCCACCCCGCGCCTGTCCACAGGGAAGCGTCGTCCACAGTGGTATCGATCAGGCTCCCGGAGTCGTCGTAGATCGCCAGGCAGTTCGGGCCGGACGTGCCGTCGTGGTTGCCCGCCGCCGTCCGGACGGCGATCCACAGCCCGTCGATCTCACGCCCGGCCGGAATCCAGACCCGGGCGAAGTGCATGATGCCATTGCTCAGAACTGACGTACCGGACGGCATGGGCCGGTAGCTCGCCCCGACGAAGCCGTACCCCTCCAGGAGCGGGTACACGTCGGGCTCCATGNGGCCGCCGGAGCCACCGCCGGACGGCGGGGCCGCCCACTTCAGGCCGACGGTCTGCGACGAGTCAACCGTGAGCACATCCCCGTCGGTCCCGGCCGGAAGCCGGGTCACCGCGCCGGGGCCGGTGGCGATGAGGATGTCACCCTTGTCTGTGACAGTGCTTGCCGGGATCGCGCCGATCGACGCCGGATCGTGGCTGTGGCTGCTGTCCCCGGTTACCTGTGTGTAGCCGACCGTGACCACGTCGGTCCGCCGTTCGGTCACCGCGACGGTGCTCGTGATCTCCACAATGTCCGGGCCGCTCACGTGGTCACCTCCGGTGAGACGTGGAACCGCCCCTGAAGGAGCCGGGTTACGACTACGGGGACGGAGCCTTCGTCCGTCAACTCAAGATCGTAGACCCCCTCGGACCACGTCCAGCCCTCCGTGTCGGTCGCCGAAGCGATCAGCCGGATCGTTCCGGACGACCCACCCAGCACGATCGACCCGTCGCCGGAGTCGAACTCGTGGAGCACGGTCCCGCCGATTCGGTCCCGGATTTGCATGCGCGCACTGAAGCCCGAAACGTCGATCGGGCTCCCCGTGTGATCCTTCCAGGTGATCGTTCGATCGAACGTCGCGCCCTGATCGGCGTGGAAGTCGTACCGTCCGGCCACCCTCCACCTCTCTCGTCGTATACGGAGCGTGAACACCCTCTAGACGGCCCTGAGAGCCCCGCAGACGGGCTGAGGGGTGGTTGCGGTACAACTACCCTCGGACCCTTCTGTTCGTCGTTTTCGCAGATGAAAGGGGTTATGGTCACGGGTGCCCGGTGGCCGGAACCCGGCCTTCCGGACGTGACCATAACCCCTCCCCCGTCGCTTAGCGTGACCTCCGGGCCGCCCTGTTCGCCGCTTTGCGATCTTCCTCATCCATCAGGTCCGCCTGACGCACGAAGAACAGGAACGTCTCCACGTCCAGGTCTGCCATGTCCTTATACGTCAGACCGAAACGGCTCCAGAACTTGGCGGCATAGGCACGGCACTGGGCTTCAAGGCCGCCGCGCTCAGGTGGCCATTCGTCGTCCCACCACTCGCGGCAGGTTCTGCCGTGTCCACGGACGGAGCCGGGAGTGGCTTTCCCCGGCTCTCCACCTCCTGAGCCGCCGCCTCCTTGATCCGGTCTTCCTCATCCTTCGTCGGGATGATCTCCAGGTCTGACACCGGATCGATGTCCAGCGTGTCCCAGGAGAGTTTTCGCCCGTGCCGCGCTGCGAGCGTGCAGATGAGGGCGATCACCGCATCTGGGTCCAGTTCGTCCAGGGCTTCGATGAACTTCCTGGTGGTCCACCCGGTCCGCTGCTTAATCCAGCGGCCTTCCTGGGTGGTGGGGGAGCCTGACCAATCGAACTCGTGCACGACGGTGGAGCCGTCGTCACGCCGTTCCCGCCACTTGACGATCATGCTCGAAGGTCCTTTCTGATCTGCTGAATGGCCACTTCCGCCGCCTGGGCCGCCTTCACCTCAAACGGCCGGAGCGTGCGGTAGAAGTACTTGTGGCCTCGCTGGGTCACCCATGTGTCATAGTCGCCGAAGACGGGGTGCCGCCATCGCGTGTAATACCGGACGCCTTCCATGTACGCCGGGAGATTTTCCCGGCCGGACGGCATGGCCCGCGCGTCCAGGAAAATGAACGCCCCGGTGTACTGGCGTGACGTATCCACGTTGAACTTGACGGCCCGGATCATCTCCGACCGTAGGCTGGTCTGCCGCCCGCCGCGCGAACCCCGATTCCGGGTCTTGGACGGGATGCCCCGGATCTTGGCCCGAACCTTGGCCAGCGCCGGACCTTCGATCTTGGACAACTCACGTCGGATGATCTTGTCCCACTCNGGCTGACGAGCGTACTTCTGCAAGATCCGCTGAATCTCGCGAAGTTCCGCCTCCGACTTGGGATCAATCGGGGTAGCCGAACGGCGACGCGGCGGCATGACCGGCCCCTACGACGTGGCCCGGGTGAGCGTCCCGGAGCCCGGCCATGACACGGACGTGGTCGCCAGGTCACCGACCGACCCGTCCAGCGGGTTGTACTCGCTCACGAGCACGTTGCCGGTGAACTTCGGGTTGGTGGCCGACACCGAAGCCGACGTGGGCCGGACCTCCACCGCTACGACCGTTCCCAGGAGGGGCCAGATCGTGTCGTCCACCTCCGACGAGTCGAAGTCCTGGTTGAATTCGATGTCGAGACTCCAGTCCTTCAGGCCGCCGATCCGGGAGCGGAACGTGCTCCCCATGGCGGTGTCTTCCAGGTCTTCAGCCTCCACGTTGATCGTGACGGACCTGACGTGGTCAGACAGGTCCACGCTGTTGATGCTGACGTACGCGTCCGTGAACGCGAAGGTGGCCATGCGTTCATCCCTCCTATGACCCGATCCCGATTGCTCCGGCGATCACGAAGCTCCCCGTGACCGCGCCTACGTTGAAGCGGAAGTTCGTGTCCGCGATCGGCCCGGGAACCCGGGCGGCCCAGATTCCCCCGGCCGACGTGACCGGCCCCAGCGTGGCTACGGTCGTCGGGCTGCCGAAGCTCCCGTCCACGTCCGACTCCACGTCCACCGTGATCGTGGTCCCGGCGCTGAACACGTGGAACGTGGCGTAGAGGAACTGGCCCGCGCCGACCGCGCCCAGGTTCACCGGTGTCCCCGTGGGTCCGGTGGAGGAGACGGTGGCCTTCCCCTTGGTGATCTTGCCCCGGATGAGGCCCTGACCGTCCGTGCCCTGAGCGGAGATGGAGAACGGCGTGGCCTCCCCG